CCAAATTCGGCGGGATCGTCTGTGACGAGTCGAGCGCGATCAAGGCCTTCGACGGAAAGCTGCGGGCGCTGGTCACCGAGTTCATGCGCCAGCTGCCCTACCGCCTCCTCTGTACGGCGACGGCCGCCCCCAACGACTACATCGAGCTCGGCACCTCGAGCGAGGCACTCGGCCAGCTCGGCCACATGGACATGCTCTCTCGCTTCTTCGTCAACGACGCGAAGACCCCTCACGGCGGCCGCCGGGGCCCGGCCTGGCGGTTCAAGGGCCACGCGGAAGAGCCGTTCTGGCGCTGGGTCTCTTCTTGGGCCCGCGCTGTCCGCCGTCCCTCTGACCTCGGCGAGTCCGACGAGGGCTTCGTCCTGCCGCCGCTCGAAGAGAACGAGCACGTCGTCTACGTCAAGGGCGCGAGTGAGCCCGCCAGCGGACTGCAGGCCGAACGGGCCGAGCAGAAAGCCACCATCGCCGAGCGCTGCGACCGGGTGGCCGAGCTGCTCGTCGACGCTGACTCCGCGGTCGCCTGGTGCCAGCTGAACGCGGAGAGCGGCAGGCTTGCCGGTGCCATCGACGGCGCCGTTGAGATCCGGGGCAGCCAGTCGGCCGAGCACAAGGAAGAGATCCTCCATGCCTTCGGCAACGGGGAGATCCGGGTGCTGGTCACGAAGCCGAGTATCGGGGCCTGGGGACTCAACTGGCAGCACTGCGCCCGGACCACTTACTTCCCGAGCCATAGCTACGAGCAGTACTACCAGGGCGTTCGCCGCTTCTGGCGGTTCGGGCAGCAGCGTCCTGTCGTCGTCGACCTGGTGACGACTGCCGGCGGCGCCGGCGCCCTGGAGAGCTTGCAGCGCAAGGCCGCTCAGGCCGACCGGATGTTCGAGGCCCTGATCGCCCACATGCACCAGGCGCAAGGCGTTGACCGGACCCACTACGACCGAAAGGTGGAACCCCCCGCATGGGCGCCGTGCTAGAGCAGGAGATCACCGAGAACTATGCCCTGTATTGCGGCGATTGCATGGAGGTGATGCCGACCCTCGGCGACGGATCGATCCACTTTTCGATCTACTCGCCGCCGTTCGCCGGGCTCTACCAGTACACCTCCAGCGAGCGCGACCTCTCCAACGCCCGCAGCTACGAGGAGTTCTTCGAGCATTACGGCTTCGTCGTCGCCGAGATCGAGCGGCTGACCCTGCCCGGCCGGGTTACCGCGGTGCATTGCATGGACGTGCCGACCGGGAACACCGGCCGCGACGCGCTCCTCGACTTCCCCGGCGACATCATCCGGCTGCACCGTGACAACGGTTTCGACTATGTCGCCCGCTACCACGTGTGGAAGGAGCCGCTCACCGTCCGCAACCGGACGATGACCAAGGGCCTGGCGCACCGCACGATCGTCGACGACTCCTCCCGCTGCACCGTCGCCAGCGCCGATTACCTCCTCGTCTTCCGTCGCCGCGGCGACAACCCGGTCCCGATCGAGCACCCGTGGGGCCTCATGGACTACGCCGGCGCCCGCGAGATCCCCGAGGAGCTGCTGCGCTACCGGGGCTGGGAGGGCAAGCAGACTGAAAACCGCTTCTCCCACTGGGTCTGGCGGCAGTACGCATCGGCCTTCTGGGACGACGTCCGGCTCGACCGGGTCCTGCCCTTCCGGGCCGCCCGGGACGAGGAAGACGAGAAGCACATTCACCCGTTGCAGCTCGACGTGATCGACCGGGCCCTGGTGCTTTGGAGCAACCCGGGCGAGAGGGTGCTGACGCCCTTCATGGGGGTTGGCTCGGAGGTGTACGCCGCGGTCGCGGCCGGGCGGCAGGCGCTCGGCGTCGAGTTGAAGCCGAGCTACTACCGCCAGGCCCTCGACAACTGCGAGGAGGCCCTCCGATGACCGTCCTCGACCAGGTCGACCAGCTGATCCGCAGCCACCGGTTTCGCTACACCGAGGAGGACCAGCTGCAGGAGGGCATCGCCGCCGTGCTCGGCCGGGCCGGCCTCGATCCCCGCCGCGAGGTTCGCCTTGGTGCCCGCGATCGCATCGACATCATGGTCGGCGGAATCGGCATCGAGGTGAAGATCGCGGGCTCGGCCCACGGCGCCTTCGAACAGTTGCAACGCTACGCCGAGCACGACGAGGTCGAGGCGCTGATCCTCGTCACCAGTCGCTACCAGCGGCTCCCTGACAAAGCGGGCGGTAAGCCGCTCTCGACGATCTCCCTGGCGCTGAGCAACCTATGAGCTTGGGGACCGTCACCCGAATGGCGCCCGCCTTCGAGGGCGCTCGTGCTCAGTGGGAGATCAAGGCCCGGCCGGACGTGATGATCCGGGTCAAGAAGGCCCTGCCGAAGACCGAAAGCCGCCGCGAGGCCGGGGTGCTCCTCAGCGACACGCCGGAAAACGCGGTCGAGCTGCTCTGGCTGCTTGGGCGTTGGGACCTCGACCTCTCCACTGAGGACCGCAAATATTTGAAACGCCTAGCGCGCCAGCACAGGGTGCAGCTGGCGGCGGTCTCCAAGATCCTCGCCGGCGAACGGCCCGATGACGCCTGGCGCGAGCCGGCCGATCACGTCGACGATTACCAGTACCAAGCGGCGGCCCTGGCTATGGCCAACGGCGGTCTGATCGTCACCGACGAGCTGGCGATGGGAAAGACCTACACGTCGCTGCTGATGCTCCGCAACCCGAAGGCGCTCCCGGCCGTGGTCGTGGTGCAGTCGCACCTCACCAAACAGTGGCAGGAGCAGATCAACACGCTGCTGCCGTGGCTGAAGACCCACATAGTGCGGTCGGGGATGCCTTACGACCCGTCGGCGAAACGGGAGATGAAGGGCGAGCACCCCGACGTCCTGATCACCACCTACATGAAACTCGACGGTTGGGCCGAAACCCTCGCCGAGTCGGTCAACGCGGTGATCTTCGACGAGTGCCAGGAACTGCGCCGGGCTGAAGCGCAGAAGACGAAGGCGGCCGGGATGGTCTCCGACGGCGCCAGGTTCGTGATGGGTCTCTCGGGCACGCCGGTCTTCAACTACGGCGGCGAGATCTACAACATCCTCGACGTCGTTAAGCGCGGCTGTCTGGGCGAGCGCGAAGAGTTCGCCCGCGAGTGGGGGCTGTCGGGCCACGGCGGCAAGTTCGAAGGCGGCCGTCTCAAGGTCAAGTCCCAGGCCCTTGCCGAGTACCTGCACTCCCAAGGTCTGCTGCTGCACCGCACCTGGGAGGAGGTGGGGCGCACGCGCCCGGACAAACCGCTGAAACTCCCACACGTCATCGACGCCGAGACGGAAGTCGTCGAGGAGGCCGAAAGCAACGCCCGCGAGCTGGCCAAGCTGATCCTCAAGGGCGCGAGCAAAAAGGAGCTGTTCGAAGCCGAAACCGAATTCGACGCCAAGCTCCGTCACGCGACCGGGGTCGCCAAGGCCCCCTTCGTCGCCGACTTCGCCCGGATGATCCTTGAAGGCGAGGAGAAGGTCGTCATCTGGTGCTGGCATCGCGCCGTCTACGCAATCCTCAACGAGCGGCTAGCCGAGTTCGACCCCGTCATGTACACCGGGTCGGAGGGGCCGGCCGCCAAGCGTCGCTCCGAGAAAGCCTTTGTCGAGGGCGACGCCCGGGTGCTGCTGATGTCTCTCCGCTCGGGCGCCGGGATCGACGGCCTCCAGAAGTCATGCAACGTCGGGATCTTCGCCGAGTTCGACATGGTCCCCGCGATCCACGACCAGGCGCTTGGGCGCCTGCCGCGCCCGGGCCAGAGGAAACCCGTTCTGGGCTATTACTTGATTTCTGAGATCGGCACCGACCCGGGGATGGTCGAGCTGCACGGCGTTAAGCGCTCCCAAGGTGAACCGATCCGCAACCCACGTGCCGAGCTCTTCGAGGCGGGTCCCATGGATCAGGGAGACCGCATTCGAAAGCTCGCCGAAGAAGTCGCCAACTCGCCGTCTTCCGAGGAGGAAGCGGCCTAACCGGCAGCCCTGCCGGTGAAAGGAATTCTATGAGCACGCTGCAGTACATCCCGATCGACGAGCTGACGGAGGGCCGCAACCCGCGCGGCGAGATCAACATGGACGCGCAGGGCTTCAAAGAGCTCTGCGGCTCGATCGAGGAGCACGGGGTGTTGCAGTCGATTCTCGTTGGTCCGGCCAACGGCGGCGGCAAGTTCGTCGGCGTCGCA